TGGTAGACACACAGGACTTAAAATCCTGCGCCTTTTCAATGGCTTGAGGGTTCGAGTCCCTCCCTCCGCACCAACCTTAAAGTGACTTAAAATCCGTTTGATTGTTAGCGGTTGACACAAACTGCTGTAATTTCATAATAAAATTCAAATACATATCCGTTTTCGTTTCAACACTGACGTTGATGCGGTGACAAATTACTGACAAAAATACACACATGGAGACGTTAACCCAAGCAGAGCTAAATGAAGATATGACCACCCTTGGCGTCGGACGCTATAGGAACAAGGTGGAGTCAGCCAAAGGGCGCGGAGCGGAGCTTCAGACACCCTATGGTCAGCGTTTAATGCGTGCTGGGCTTCCGACTCTTAACAAAGCTATTGAAGATTGGAAAGAGAAGAATCTCTCAATCGACAACAAGACCAGATACCAGAAAGATACGCTAGAACTGAGCGCAAAGATTCTGAGTTTTATCAGCATCAAAACTATCATCGACTGCATCACTCAGAAGAAGACGCTCTCAAGTGTAGCTATCTTCCTCGGTGCGCGTGTCGAGGATGAACTGCGTTGCCAATACCTAATCGAAAATAATGAACACAAGGGCAAAGGCATCATCCTCGGCGCAACTCGCCGCAAAGGTAATGCCGCTAAGGTTCGACACGTTCGTTCATCAATGAAGCACGAGACCGAAAAGGGTTTGATGGAGGGATGGGACGCCTGGAGTCATCGTGACAAACTCAACTTAGGACTTCAGATGTGCGAGCTTGTGCGTGTAACCACAAACCTGATTGAATATACCTACATCCTCGAAAAGAATCGTAAGCGTCCTACACGCTACGTTACAGCCACGCCAGATACCCTTCAGTGGATTGAAGAGTTCAACGAAGACCGAGAGTTCATTGAACCCTTCTGGCTCCCTACGGTCGAATTGCCAGCCTGCTGGACAAACATATGGGATGGAGGCTACGACCATACAGAAACCTATCTGCCCAAGGTTCCTTTCATCAAGACCACCAACATGGATTACCTTCGTGGCATCAAAGGCTCTATTCCTGAGCCTATGGAAGCCTGCAATCTCATCCAGCAAACACCTTGGGCAATCAACAGCAATGTCCTCAACACCATGAAGTGGTGCTGGGAAAACAATGTTATTGTGGAGGGCTTGCCTGCCCGTGAAGAAGAACCGCTTCCACCTGTTCCCATTGACTTCAAAGACAACCCCGACTCGAACCGCACATGGCGACGCATGGCGGCAAAGATATACAACTCACGGTTGTCCAACACCAGCCGCCGTCTTCTGGTTTCCAAGATACTCTACGTAGCTGACAAGCTCAGTACTAACCGATTCTTCTATCCCTCCCACGTTGACTTTCGAGGGCGCATCTACAACATCCCTGCGTTCCTCAGTATCCAAGGCCCAGACATCAGTCGTGGGTTGCTCCAGTTCAACCGTGCGGAAAAGATACGAAATGACGACGACGTCAGGTGGCTTGCCATCCAAGGGGCTAACACCTTTGGCAACGACAAGGTAACTCTGGACGAGCGTGTGCAATGGGCTGAGGACTTTAGTGCCACCGCAATCGACATTGCCTCCCGACCTACTATCAACAGGGAGTGGGCTAACGCAGACGAGCCGTTCCAGTTTCTTGCTTGGTGCTTTGAGTGGGCAACCCTCAAGAATACTGGGCGTTTGATGAGTCAACTACCTGTCAATATGGACGCCACCAACAACGGCTTGCAGATACTTTCTATGTTAATGAGGGACGAATATGGAGCCAAAGCTACCAATGTTTTGGCAAGCGAAAGCCCTGAAGACATTTATCGTGTGGTCTCTGACCTCATAATTGAGAAGCTCAAAGCTGACCGAGAAACCAATCACCCCTACGCGGCAAAGTGGCTTGACTTCGGCATCAACAGAAAACTGGCTAAGCGTCCCACAATGGTGTGGCCTTATGGTGGCACGTTCTACAGTTGCCGTGATTACGTTGATGAGTGGTATCAGGACACCGTTCGTAAAACCAGATGCGCCAACCCGTTCACTGAAGATGAACGCTACAAAGTAACTGGCTACCTCAGCAAACTAACATGGGCATCCATTAACGAAGTATTGGACAAGCCCAAAGACTGCATGAACTGGTTGCAGTCCTGCTCGAAACTGCTGGCAGAGCAGGGACACCCTACAAGTTGGACTACTCCATCAGGGTTCCCTGTTCTCCAGCACTACAACAAATCCATAAGCCAGAATGTAAGAACCTTCATCGGAGGCTCTGGCACGCATATCAAGTGGTACAAGGACTCTGATGAAATATCGCCTCGCCGCCAAAAGCAGGGCATCAGTCCTAACTTTGTTCATAGCTTGGATGCCGCTTGTCTCGCCAAGACAGTTATCGAGTGTAACAAGCAGGGCATCTACGACTTTTCAATGATTCACGACAGCTACGGCACACACGCCTCCGCTTGCTCAACTCTCTCTAAAGTATTGCGTGAACAATATTTTTCTGTGTTTGAGCTTGACCAACTCGCCATCTTCCGACAGCAGTTAGAGGAGAAACATCCTGACATTCAATTTCCAGACATTCCTGAATACGGCAACGCAGACCTCAGCGAGGTTTTGCGAAGTGAGTATTTCTTCTCCTAACGGAGACAACCTAAAACCAAAAAGAGATAAAAATGAGTAAAGTACTGACAACACCCAAGGGTACAGCAGTGTACCCACGAATCGACACACCAGATACCAAGTTCAACGCAGACGGAGTTTATAGCTGTAAGCTCCATGTGTCTGAACAAGAGTTCAATGTGTTTGCCGCCCAAGTTGGCGAAATCGTTGAAAAAGAATACACCGCCGAGTGTAAGACGCAGGGCAAAAACCTCAAGAAGGCAGCCACCAACCCCGTGCGTATTACTGCTGACGGTGAGTTTGAAATCTTCGCCAAGCAAGTAGCCCAGCGTCAAACCCGAAAAGGACTCCTTGAGTTCACCGTTCCTGTGTTTGACTCGCAAGGTAAACGCGTTGAAGAAACCCCGCCTATTGGTAGCGGTTCTGAGCTACGGCTGAGCGTGGAAGTCTACACTTGGTACACCGACCTTCAAGGCTTCGGTTACACCCTGCGTCTCAAGGCAGTCCAACTGCTTGACCTCGTTGAATATAATACTGGTAGCGGTGCTTCCTTCGGCTTTTCGGCCGAGGCTGACGGCTATGTAAATGATGGCGAATCATTGGATACAGCGTTCGTCGCGGAGGAAGGACAAAAACCATCCTCAAGCGGCATCGGATTCTAACCGATATAGGTCTCGCTTCGAGGCACAAATCGCCCTCACCCTTAATCGGGTGGGGGCAACCTTCGGCTACGAAAGTATGAAGCTGAAGTATGTCAAAGAAGCAACCTACACGCCTGATTTCGTACTCCCTAATGGAGTCATTATTGAGGCGAAGGGGTACTGGCTTCCGTCAGACAGAACTAAACATCTTCGGGTTCGAGAAAGTAACCCAGAATTGGACATACGATTTTGTTTTCAGAACGCGCACAACACACTCAACAAGAAAAGCAAGACAACCTATGCGGATTGGTGCGACAAGCACGGATTCCTGTGGTGTCACAAAATGATTCCTCTCGAATGGATAACCTCACACCAGCAATCACACACCAGCCCTGCCCCGACTGCGGAAGCAGCGACGCACTAACGATAAATACCAATGGAAGCACCAAGTGTTACTCCTGCGGAACCTTCACACCCAACCAAGAAAAAGCCATCAACACACCAACACGCACACACAACACAAACTTCGAGGCTTGCACCTACGAAGACATCTCAGCAAGAAACATCTTTGAAGACACCTGCCGTAAGTATGGATACGCGGTTGGCATACGTAAGGGGCAACCCTGCCACATTGCCAACTACCGAAACATGGAGGGGGACGTAATTGCTCAGAAGTTTCGCTTCAAGGACAAGTCATTCTCCTGCGAGGGTAAACCAGCTACCTTTTTTGGACAGCACCTGTGGCCTAATGGCGGGCGTAAGCTCACTATCACGGAGGGCGAGATTGATTGCCTGACCGTCAGCCAAGTTCAAGACAACAAGTGGCCTGTAGTCTCTCTGCCTTCAGGCGCACAATCAGCTAAATCTATCTTCAAAGCCCAATTCGAGTGGCTCAACAGCTTTGAGGACGTTGTTCTGATGTTTGATGAGGACGAACAAGGTCGCAAAGCCGCTGAGGAAGTAGCCCACATACTACCCGCAGGCAAAGCCCTGATTGCCCGCCTGCCGATGAAAGACCCGAATGAAATGCTTATGGCAGGGCGTGGCTCTGAGATTGTCAAAGCTATGTGGGATGCACGTCCCTGGAAGCCTGACGACATCATCGACGGTTCTGATTTGTATGAGCGGCTAACCACCCCGCAAAAATTTGAAGCGGTCGATTATCCATTCTCCGGATTGAATGACTTATCTCACGGAATCCGAAAAGGTGAAATAGTGACCTTCTGCGCTGGCTCTGGTATCGGCAAAAGCCACGTCTGTAAGATTATAGCCCACCACCTCCTGAAAGTGACTGACTCTGGCATTGGCTATGTAGCCTTGGAAGAGTCCATTGAGCGCACCGCTAACGGCATC